ATGATTAAGTTAAGCTGGTCAGGTGTAAGTGATACAGTAGAGATAACTTTACCAGACGCAACAGCAACTAAAAACTTAAATAGACAAATAAGACTAATAACAGACAGTTCATATACAACAAACACACACGCTGATTTAACACCAAGAAGTGGACAAACATTAGATGGTGAATCTACTCATTATAGAATTAATAAAGCGTATGAAGGTATAACGGTATGGTGTGATGGTACTGAATGGTTTGTAATCCAAGCTAAAGCATCTTAAAAATACAACAAAGTATTTAAAATCAGTAATAACTATAAATAAGAATCTTATGAAAGCAAGTGAAATTGTAACTAAAATCAAAGATGTTCTTTTATCAACTAATACAGAGGAAGAAGTAACTACTCCTGAAGTTGAATTAAAAGAAGAAGCTCCTAAAGCTAAAAAGAAAGAAGCTAAAAAGGAGATTAAAGAAGAGGTTCCTGCTGAAAATGTAACTAAAATAACATATTCTGCTGAAGAGCCTACTGACGAACTACAAGAGGAAAACTACGAGGAGAATCCAGTAGAAGAAGCTCCTGCTGTAGAGTACGCTACTAAAGACGAAGTGTCAGAACTTAAGGCTATGGTAGAGAAATTAAGAGGTATGATTGAAGCTAAAGAAGAAGCTAAAGAAGAAGTTCCACAAGAACTATCTGCTGATGAGCCTGCTGAAGCAATTAATCATTCACCAGAAAACGAAGTAAGTAAAAAAATTGGTGTTAGGTTTTCTCCAAACGCAAATAAAAACACAACTTACAATAGAGTATTAAACGCAATAACTAATAATTAAATTAATTTAAAATGGCAACAACAACTTCAATAACTACTACTTACGCTGGTGAATTTGCTGGGAAATATATTTCTGCAGCTTTATTATCAGGTAAAACTTTAGCAGAGGGGAATATTACAGTAGTACCTAATGTTAAATATAAGCAAGTAATGAAAAAAGTGGCAACAGATGACATCGTTAAAAACGCAACTTGTGATTTTGATGATACATCAACACTTACTCTTACTGAAAGAATCTTAACTCCAGAAGAGTTCCAAGTGAACCTAGAGTTATGTAAAAAGGATTTTAGAAGTGACTGGGAAGCTGCACAAATGGGATATTCTGCATTTGACAACTTACCATCTTCTTTCTCTGACTTTTTAATTGCACACGTTGCAGATAAAGTAGCTCAAAGAATGGAAACTAACATCTGGACAGGTACTAACGCAACTGCTGGTCAGTTTGATGGATTCATCACTACTTTAGGTGCTGATGGTGACGTTAATGACGTAACAGGTACTGCTTCAACTGCAGGTAACATTATTACAGAGCTTGGTAAAATTGCTGACGCAATTCCATCTACAGTATATGGTTCAGAAGATATGACTATCTACTTACCTTCTAATATGTATAGAAACTACATTAGAGCATTAGGTGGATTTGGTGCATCAGGATTAGGAGCTGCAGGTACTGACAACAAAGGTACACAGTGGTATAACGGTGGTGCTGGTCTTCAGTTTGATGGTATTCAAATTGCATTAGCAACAGGATTATCTGATAACGATGCTGTAGCAGCACAAAAATCAAACTTATTCTTCGGTACAGGTTTAATGTCTGACCAAAACGAAGTAAAAGTAATTGATATGGCTGACCTAGACGGTTCTCAAAATGTGAGAGTTGTTATGAGATTTACTGCTGGTATTCAGCACGGAATTGGAAGTGAAGTAGTATTATACGCTACTGCATAATAAATAATTGTTCAACTTAAGAAAGGGTAGGTAAGCCTTGAGCCTACCTCCCTTTTTTTATATAAAAAATAAAAATTATGGCTTGTGATTTATCATTAGGAAGAAAAGAACCTTGTAAAGATGTCGTTGGTGGAATAAAAAATCTTTATTTCGTAAACTACGGAGATTTAGGTACAGTAAGTATTACAGATGACGCTACTGGAGAATTTATTTCAAATATAACAGGATATACTGGCGATACAGCTGGTGATTTAACTTGTTACAAATATGAAGTAAAAGGAAACTCATCATTAGAACAAACTGTTAACTCTTCAAGAGAAAACGGAACAACATTCTACGAGCAAACATTAAATTTAACGCTTAAAAAACTATCTAAATTAGATAACAAGCAATTAAAGTTAATGGCTTATGGAAGACCTCACGTTGTCGTTGAAGATTATAATGGTAACTTTATGATGGTTGGTCTTGAACACGGTGCAGATGTATCTGGTGGTACAGTTGTAACTGGTGCTGCAATGGGAGACTTAAGTGGATACACTTTAACATTAACTGGTATGGAAACAAAACCAGCTGTATTCCTTGCACATACTGACGGACAAGAAGTATTTAATTCAACAGATTTTGCTGGATTAACTGGTACTATTACCATTACTGAAGGTGCTAACTCTTAAACATAGAGCGTTCTTAAACATAGAAAGGGGACTTTAATAGTCCTCTTTTTTTTTGAACAATATTAAACATAATAGGTTATATAAGTATGATAAGATTATCACCAACAACATCATCTCAAACAATTAGTATAATACCAAGAGTTTATACAGTTGCAAGTGACTTATCTATGGTTATCGTAGAAGATGGTACAAGGAAAACACAAACAATAACAGACATTACTTCAAGTCTTTCATCTAATGGTAATTTCTTGCAGATGTCTATTGAATTTAGTATTTTAACAGCTGAAAACAGTTATTCGTTTGAACTTAAACAGGGCAACACTTTATTATATAGAGGAAAAGCATATTGTACTTCACAGACTGATAATACAACAGACCACACATTAAACAGTAATAAATATAATCAGTATGTTGGAACTGACACGGATGACCAAAAATACATAATAATATGAGCAAAGTAAAAGTAATAAACCTATCAGGTTACGAAGTACCAAGTATAAAAGAATCTACTAGATATGACTGGGTAGAATATGGTGACAGCAATAATTATTTTGGTGAACTAATAGACAGATATACAGGTAGTCCAACTAACTCAAGATGTGTTAATGGAATATCTGATTTAATTTATGGTAGAGGACTAAACGCAACAGATTCAGAAGAGAATCCTGTTCAGTTTGGACAAATGCAACAGATACTAAAAGATGTAGATGTAAGAAGAATTGTTAGTGATTTAAAATTGCTAGGTCAAGCATCTATACAAGTTGTATATAACAAAAGAAAAACTAAAATAATGTCTCTTAAGCATTTCCCAACAGAAACATTAAGAGCAGAAAAAGCAAAAAATGGTAAAATAGAAGCATTTTATTATCATCCTAAATGGAATGAAATAAAGCCATCTGATAAACCTAAAAGAATACCAGCATTTAAGTTTGGTAAGAAAAGTGAAACAGTAGAATTATATTGTGTAAAACCATATAAAGCTGGTTTTTATTATTACTCTCCTGTAGATTATCAAGGATGTTTACAGTATTGTAATTTAGAGGAAGAAGTATCTAATTATCATATTAATAATATACAGAATGGACTGCAGCCTTCTTTACTATTAAACTTTAACAATGGTATTCCAGGTGATGAAGCACAACAAATAATAGAATCAAAAATATATGAGAAGTTTAGTGGGTCTTCTAATGCTGGTAAATTTATTTTATGTTTTAATGAAGATAGTGAAGCTCAAGCTACAGTAGAACCTATTCATCTACCAGATGCTCACGCACAATATGACTTTTTAGCAAAAGAATCAAGAGAGAAGATAATGATTGGTCACGGTGTTGTATCTCCAATATTACTTGGTATTAAAGATAATACTGGTTTTGGTAATAATGCAGAAGAATTAAGAACAGCAAGTGTTTTAATGGATAACATTGTAATTAGACCATTTCAAACATTATTAATTAATGCCTTTAATGAACTTTTATCGTTCAACGGAATAGGTTTAAATCTTTACTTTGTTACTCTACAACCAATTGAGTTCACAGAGCTTGATAATATTGAAACAAAGATTAAAAGAGAAGAAGAAACTGGTGAGAAGCTATCAAGTCAAGAAAAAGAAGACTTTACTGATGAAGAAGGTGATGATATTTTATCACAATTAGAGTCTTTAGGGGAAAAGATTGATGAAAATGACTGGGAACTTGTTCATACAGAGAAAGTAGAAGATACAGAAGCAGAATTTGACTTTACTAAACTTGCAGAAGTATCAAAAGATGATGCTAAACCTAATAAGGAGTCTTCACAAGACAATTCAACATATAAGGTTCGTTATTCTTATGGTCCTGTAAGAAATTCTGCTAACAGTAGAAGATTTTGTATGAAAATGGAAACATTAACATCACAAAACCTTGTATTTAGAAAAGAAGATATAAATACGATGTCTTTTAGAGGTGTAAATAAAGAATTAGGTCATAAAGGACAGAACTATTCATTATTTAAGTATAAAGGTGGTGTAAATTGTCATCATTATTGGGAAATGAAGGTCTATAAGAAGAAGGTTTCAGACAATAACCTTGTTAGTGAGTCAGAAGCAATAAAAGATGGCTTAAAAGAGCCTAAAAACCCTTCAGAGGTATCAGTTGCACCTAAAAATATGCCTAATAACGGACATCATCCAAACTATAAGAAATGAAAGCATTATTTATAACATTAGAAGAATTAAAGAGAAAATCCATCATTGATGGTAATGTAGATACTGATAAGCTAGTACAGTTTGTTGAAGTAGCACAAGATACAGTTATACAAAACTATCTTGGAACAAGATTATATACTACACTACAAACACAAGTAATAAATAGTAGTTTAACAACTGATAATGCAACTTTAGTAAATACATATATAAAACCAATGCTTATTTGGTACACACAAGCAACATATTTACCTTATGCTGCTTATCAAATTAGTAATGGTGGAATTTACAAGCATAATTCAGAGAATGCTAGTTCTGTTACAGAAAGTGAGATTACTAAATTAACTAGACACGCAACAGAAACAGCAGACTTTTATGCAAAGAGATTTATGGATTACATGGATGATAATTCAACCCTTTATCCTGATTATATTGGTAGTCAAGATGGAGGTATGTATCCAGAAAGAGACGTTAATTTTACAGGATGGGTTCTATAAAGAATAACAAGTCAACATATAAACCTAAAAAAGAAAACGAAATTAAATTAAGTAGTTATTTAAAAAAGATTAAAGATGTCGTTTGGAAGCGTATATAGTGTAAGTTGGTTTGGGAACGTTAATGAAGCGAATGGTTGGGGTATAATATATCCTTTTGATGCAGATGGTTCATATTTAACAGTAGATACGACATTATTTAGTGCAGATAGTACAACTTTAACAGCAGACGCAACAGTATATTAAAATAAATTAAAATGGCAAAACAAACAATAAATATAGGTACTTCAGCGAATGATGGGACAGGTGACCCATTAAGAAGTGCTATGGATAAGACAAATGATAACTTTACAGAGTTATATAATGGTGCTGGTGGTGTTGCTGATGGAGCAGTAACTACAGCAAAATTAGCAGATGACGCAGTTGATTCAGCTAAAATAGCTGATGGAGCTGTTGATACAGTTCATATTGCTGATTCAAATATAAC